ATTTCAACTGAGAGAATATTAGCGAGTTCTGCTTCAGCATCAAGACCGTGAACTGCACGAAGATCTTGTGCAAGTTCTGTTGTGTATTCTGCCTTGAGTGCGCGTGATCTTGCTTGTACTGCAACACGTTCAATGCTGAATGCCATTTCGCGGAAATCTGGACCACCATCTTTACCAAGTTGTTCAGCAGTTGATGTTAACATACCACGGAATGCTGAGAAGACATCAGTATCTCTTCTTAAACCTGTAGTACCGATACCACCAAATGAAACTCCTGCTGAAGAACCAGATAACAAGTTAGCATATGAAAGTGTTCCACCTGCACCACTAATAGAAACAGAACCTGATGCACCTGAGAACTTAGCCCATGGTTCATCAAAGAGTGCTTCTGTTCCACCAGTGTATGCACCGCTATCGTTACCATAACGAGCGCGCATTGCAAAGATGAGTCCTGTTGGAGCACTCATTGGTTGAACGCCTGCAATGTCGTATGCTACGACGTTAGGCATTGCGCGACGAACTAGTGAAATCATTACTGGATCGTAACCAGCAAAGTTTCCTGCCGCACCTACTTGACCATTGATAAAGTTACCACCGACACCGATTGGTCCCATAGTGGTTTCAAAAAGGTTCATTGCACCTGTTGCTTTTTCTTCTTGCATTGCCTTGATTTGGTTTTCAAGAAGAACTGCTGTAACACGGCGCTTGTGAGCATCGTTAATTTGTGGTAAAGAATCGTGGTCTAAAACTGGAGCCCACTTTTCTACTAGTAAATCCGCTGGTGTACTTTGATTAAAATCTAATGACATTTTTTTCTCCTATTACTTTATTATTTAGTGTTTTTTATTTTTTAAACTTATCTGTCCTTAAACATTGGGTTCATGATCTCTTGGATACGAGAATTAACTGCTGAATCGTTTAGTGGTTTAAACATTGGTTTTGATGGTCTATTTTTATTTATGACACTAATTGCGTTTACAATATTTTCCATCATTGGATTTGGATCTGTTGCAGTCGAAGAAATATAAGATCCATTATCTTCACTTAACATTTGTGTAGTTGATGATGGTTCTTCAAAATTTGTTTTGTTTCCAAAGTATGATTCTTTGAGTAATGCTACTTTTTGACGATATTGATTTACATCATTAAATTCAATACCTTCTGCTAATTTAGCAAGTTTTTCAACTTGAGTGTCTGCAAGACCTGTTGCTTGTTCAAGGAATGCCTCGGTGCATAGACGAGCAGTAATTTCATTCTTAAGTTGAATGTTTTCCTTGATTAGTTCATTTGCTGACTTTTGAAGTTCTTCATTTGCTTCATAAAGATCATCAAGAACATTGTATTTTTCTTGTGGTACATCAATGAATGAAGACTCAAATAGACCCTTAAGACCCATAATAAAGTTTTCAGCAATTTCTGTACGCAGACCGCGTTCGATTGCTACCTTGTTTTCTTCCATCCATTCATTGATGACATAATTTAAATAACCATCTACATGCTCAACTAGATTATCTTGTTGAGCAGCAAGTTGTTCTTGAATTATTTCTTTTGATGCTTCAACGATATGTGCTTCGATAATTGAAACTTTTTCATTAATTGCTGCTTCAAAGATAGTTTGTGCTTTTATTTTAAATTCTTCTGATAAATTTTCACCGTCAAAAAGACTAACAAGGTAATCATTTTCTTGATGTTCAACATCATCCTTAAGTTGTTGTGGTGCTCCCCCACCTGGGCGAAGAGTTTGCATATTCATTGCTGCTAATTGTGGGGCAGCAATAGGTTCAGGAACCACTACTCCCTTTCCTGTAGCATCTTGATATAATCCTTTGTATTTGTCATATGGGTTTGTCTTTGCTTCCATTTTAATTTCTCCAAATGTTTAAAACTATTTATTAAAATTTATCTTTACGTCGATAAAATGTCTTTTAATATAATCTACTTTGTAATTTTTCTAGAGATCCACCAACGAATCTATGTCCTATTTTTTTGTCGCGATCTCCAGGTACAAAATGTCCATATAATTCTCTGTGTAAATGTCCTATGTTTCTATTTACTGCAACAGCTCCAGCAATTGCTTCAAGCATATCTTGTTTATCATTCCAATCTTTTACTTTTTTGAGATGTATTTCAAGTTGCTCTTTATATTGTTCATTTTTTTTCTTTGTTTTTCCCGTTGGATCTTTTGGATCTGGAATTTCTGGTGATGGAAGTCCACCAGCATGAGGTGCAAGACCAATTGGATGTTCGTCTGGAATTTCATGTAGTCTTTCCATATCACTTTCGGACATATTTATTAGTTCTGAGATCTGTGGACGTAACATTGAAGCGTCAATATTTCTTTGTCTGCGTAACATACTTTGATCAGAAGCAGCAAGTAATGATTTAAGCTCTCCAATAGCTGGTCTTGCTAGATCTTTTCCAAGTTGAGCAGCAACTCTACCAGCACCTTTAACAAATTCAACAAATCTTCCTTCATGAATATTTTTTGCTATACGAGGAATTTTGCTTTGAATATAATATTTTGTGTTTTCATTAATTCTCATAAATTCCTCAAAAAGTCAGAAAATAATTTAATTGCATTTTCTTCTAATTTTTTCTTCGGTGTGTTTTTTAATTGTTTTTCGTAACTAGCAATTTGCTTTTCTACCAAAAGACCATTATTCCAGATCCATTCTTTTCCTTCAAGAATTCCGTCTACGAAAGCGTTTGGAGCAGAAGGGTCGGCAACAATGTCAATTGCTGCCAAAGTAAAATCTTCCTTAACATAATTGACACCATTTCTTTTTTCTAAACTTCCCATGCCTCTTGAAGAGACACCAAGTTTAGCACCAGCATCAATAAGATTTTTAACAATTTTACCCATTGGAGTGTCAATTATTTTTGCTTCTCCAATGACTTGTTTTCCGCTTATTCTAAGAGATTCAATTAAATGCGAAACTCTGTCAAGATTTACTGTTGGACCAGATGGGTGATTTAACTCACCCATTGCTCTGTGTTTATTTACATATTCAATAACATATCTTTGAGTTTCTTTAATTAATATCTTACTTTCGTAAATACGACCGTTACGATTTTGTGTGTCACTTTCCATCATGACACCTTTTAGTTTGTATGTTTTAGAACCCGCTTCATTTGATTCAATGAGCGTTTCAACATCCTCTACTGTTTCTGTGATAAGTTTCATGATAGGTTTCTCTTTTTATTTTAATATGCTTCACTAGCAGCATTTATTCTTTTTGCTTTTGGAGCATCATCATCATCATCATCGTCATCGTCATCATCATCATCATCATCATCGTCGTCTTCTGATTCTTCTGAAATAACATCAAGAAGTTCTTGTGCTAATTCCATAATTTCTTCTTCTGTTAGTTCTTCTCCAGTTTCTTCTTCAATTTCTTCAACTAAAGAACGAAGTTCTTCCTCAAATTCTTCAGCAATGACTTTAGAATCTGAATCTACTGATTCTTTTCTAACTTTCCTTGCTTCTCTTGCTGCTTTCTTCATTGGTTCGTTCTTGTTTCCGTCCTTATCAAGATCTAGAAAATCTGGTTTGTTTTGCTCATTAAAAATGGTGGGACCAAATTCAACTAATTTTTCTTCAAGAACAGTACCCATTCTTTTAACTAGTTCCTCATTTATGAGTTTTTTTGCTGTATATAAATCCTCAGTAACAAGGGCATTAAGTATTTGTTTAGTATTTGACATATTTTTCTCCTAATAGATATATATTTATTATTGTGATTCTTCCTGATCCATGAGTCCTAATTGCTGCATTTCTAATTGTTGTTGAATGCTCTTTTGTCTATCTCTTTCTATTTCTACATCCATTTTTGCTATTTCTTCATCGGTCTGCTTTAGAATATTACGACGAATATAGTCTGTGGAAAAGAACACACCATTATAATTACCTAACACTGTTAACATGTTTACACGTTCATTTAATATTTCATTTTCTTTGAGTTCAGTAAAATATGAATCTTTGCTATAAACAATATTAATATCTTGGTAGATATTTGACCAATCTTCGGGTGTTAATATACCACGAAGAATGCATTGCTTCTTTAAAATATCTAAAAACAGATAATTAAATTTGTTTTGTAAACGCTCAATAAATTTATAAAACTTAACTTCATCTCTTGTTATTTCGCTGCTGCGACCTAGATTAAATCCAGTTTGAACTTCCATTCTAGTCAAAGGCACATTAAGTGCTCTATAAACTTTGCGAAGGAGGTATTCAACATCTTCCATTTCTCCTAAACTTTGACCACCTGGAAGAGTTTGAATTTCTGTACCTTTACCACCTTCTCTACGAGGCAACCAATAATCCTCTAAAACAGATAAATGGTTTCTTTGATCTTTTATATCTCCAGTGGATGAATCATATGTAAGTTTATTACGATATCGATTCATCAAATTTTTGATATATTCTTCTGCTTTTTGTTTTGGAAGGTTGCCGACATCAATATAAAATACTCTTCTTTCTGGAGCACGAACAATACGATAAACAACCATCGCGTCTTCAGTTTGACGAAGCATGTTTAATGGTCTAATTGCTTTGTGTAAATGACCAACAATTCTTTTTGATGATTGATCAATTAATCCAGAATGACAATAAGTTATTGAGTCTGGAGCAATTTTTACTCCAACATGACCAGTTGTTGCTGCTGCTACATTGCTCACTTCAAAGTCTGTGTAAACAAAATACTCTTCTACCTTTTTAACTATAGGAACTGTAGTATTATTTACTCTTTTGACTTCTTTTTGAACTTTACGAACTTTGCGAATCTTTATTGGATCGATTGCTCGCAGTTCAAGAATACCTTTTTCTGGGTGTTCGGTATCAATTATATTTTGAAAATATATTCTACCGTCAACATACCAGCGTCTAAAAATGTCATATCCACGATTCTTGAAATCTAAAAGTTTCAAAATATTATCAAATTCTAAAGAAATCTTTGATTTGATATTATCTGAAAGTTCAGTATTTGATAAATCTAACCTTATTGAGACATATTGACGATCATATACTATTGCT